GATATCATTAACAGGTTTTTTCTTTGGTTTGATAATCTTGACTTCTGAAACATCAATTTGGAATTTATAAGGTTTTTCATCTTCATCATCAATCAGTTGAAAATCAATAATGTTGTTTACTGATACGCCTCTTAGTTGAAGAAATACGTATTCTGCATCTGATATGCTCATCTCATCAACATTAAAAGTATCATCAACACAACAATTGTTGATTACCTGTCTGATCGCCTTTGCAATTTCCTTTCGGCTTTTAGATTGTTGTGCCGTGAATAGAATTTTTTCTTCTTTAACCAGAAATGGTCTGAAGTTTACCTTTTTCCCAGAAGAAGGTATTTCAAAATCAAATATGGGTTGCGATATTTTTGGTAGTGACATAATGACAATCCTTTTATATGGTTACACTTCATTTCTATTTAAAATTACATCCGGATTAAATCTTGAAACTGGATCCAAGTTTAATATACTTTTTGCTTCTCTGGATTCAACACTTTCGGTTTGTGATCCTTTATCATAAAACTCTTTGGTAGAATGAACAAATTGCATAGATATTGATAATCTAATAAGATCATTTTGGGCTGGCCAACTGACGTCATATTCTGAAATTGTCAGGGGGAAACATTCAAAGGCTTTAGTTTCGAAAACCAACTCATTAGATTCGTTATAAACAAATATCGACAGAACTGGACAAATATATTCGCTTTTGTAGTTAACCAGATATGCGTTTTTCTGAGGCTGTTCATATATGGGTTTGTCTATGTTATGGTCGACCATTAAATTCGCCCAATCATTAAAAAATTTAATGATTTTTGCGGAACGATCTACAAGAAAAACCATCCTCATTGGGTTGAATGATGGTAGATATGGTTTCTTCTCTATTTGTCCATATCCATATCTTTTCAAATCTTGGGTGAAAAAGTTTTGGCCAGGAACTGTAACTGTCTCACATCTCAGAGTCATGAAATGTGTATTGTTTTGATAGAGCGAAGCAAACTCCCCTTCTCTGAACGCTTTCGGTAGAGAAATAACACAGATAAACTTATTGTTTTGCAAAACTCCATTTTTATTAATTTCGGATCTAAACTCAGATATGTCGAATCTTCTTTTAGACTGCACAACAACTCTATCCCCCGTATCAACGGCTGGAGTTTGTTGTTCTGGTTGTGTATCTTCTGACATTTATTTCTGTGTCCTTAATTTTCTGCGACTGTCAGCCCAAACATTTTGTTTGCTGCTCTTGACGAATCTCTCTAGTGGTAAGAACAATGCGATATCCCACTCCTCTGGTTTGACGTACATGAATTTAGACTTTACGTGGCCGTTCAAGTATCTCTTCACACATGGTTTAAAAAATCTTAATTTTGCGGCTCTTTGTAATAAAGAATAATTCATTTTTAATTTAGTGGTTTCGTCATATTTGCTATTATTTGCATATTCATATAAACCGTCCATTAATTTGGCTCTGAGCTCATAGGGAAGATAATGCAAATTGATACCATAAAACCCATCGACGGTTTTCTTAAAAGGAAAGATCATAGGAAAGACATCATAATATGGCAATTTCTCAGCTGTTTTGGGATCGTAGAAAAACATATACATGCTTCCTATAATAGGAGTAGAAACCAATCTGTTTCTATCTGCTTTGAAGAAACTCAGCTCGTTTATGTTTCGAATTTTCTTGGCTGTTTCCCTGTACCAAGCTCGAGCTTGCTGTGTTCTGGCAGGAAATTGGCCAGAAGTAAGTCCTCTTCTGATAATTTCCTCAAAAATAGTTGTTGCCATACTGCTCCTCGCGCATTAGAACTTTATATTTAGTTGTTTCTCTCCAATCACCAAAAACTTCCAGCCTTTTATCTCACAGTATTTTTTGGCAGCTTTCCACTTAGCTTCGTTTATCCCCCAAGTGAAAACCTCTTTGATATAAGCTCTTGTTGCAGTTTTGCCTTCTTTTAGTGGAGGTGGAGGTTTTTGTTGACTTTCGGGTTTAATCTCGATAAGATAGGTTTCTACAATATCTTTCTTTTTGACTTTTATCAAAAAATCGACGAAATATCTGTGTATGCGATTGTCTTTTGGTGATGTATAAGGTATGATAGTTTCTTCTGAAGACCACTCTATGATATTGGGCGTCGAATCACAGTACATCATGAATTTCAATTCATAACTTGAACGATAAATAATATCGCTGACGTTTCCTCTGTATTTTTGTGGATTATTGGGCCTAAATCTGCCCTTCATTGTTCTCATGTACAACTCTCGGTATCTGTTTCAGATTTATTTATTTGATATAAATACAATTAATAATAAACGGACAGGGAACTCGCATGGCGCTACTGGTCAATCTATCTAACCCCCTATCAAAAATATCAGGAAACAACCTACCTTCTTTTGTTGAGCGTCTTGTTTCCTCTGGAATCGCGCAAATTAATTCCGAGCCACCTGTTCAAGAAAAAAATATCGCAACTTCTCAGGAAATTGATGATCTTAGAGGACTTCAGTATTATACTTATTCTGCAGAAATTGACAGGGCTTTAGACGTTGAAGGCGCAAAAGATACAGAAACTGGATACGAAAATCTTGCGTATCCATCAGATCTTAATAAATTTTACATGAGAATGGACTTTAAAAAATATCAAAGACCTTCTCCAACTCTTCCAGCGACCATAAACACATTACACTCAGTTTGTTTTCCTATTCCAACAGACCTGAGCGACAATTATAGAATAGATTATAGCGACTTTGATGCAGAAATCGCTGGCGCTATTATGAACTCTTTACAAAACACTAACCAGGGAATTACAGCATCAGCTGCAATCCAACCGCTTTTAAGATTTATCAGCGGAAGCACAATTGGTAGAAATTTCGTAAACATAGGCGCACAGACTTTGGCTGCAGCCTTGAATCCCAATAAATCAATTATTTTCAATTCTCCGCAATTTAAAAATTATTCATTTTCTTGGACATTCGCGCCTAACAACGCAGAAGAATCTGAGACATTGAGAAAAATTATCAAAAAAATTAAAGCTTCTTCTTTGCCAACATACTCTGTATCAACTAACGCAAATGGCGATCTGGCAAAAGATTATAACGTTTTTAATTACCCAAATATGGTTAAAGTTTCTCTGTATCCTTGGGCTTCGCAAGAAGAAACAACCAGAGATATGTTTCAGACAAAACATTGTGTTATAGATTCTATAAGCGTAAATTATTCTCCTGAAAATAACATTTCTTTTTTCAATGGCGAAAAAAATGCTCCGACATTCATAGCTTTGACACTAAATCTGATAGAAATTGAACTGTTTACTGGCGAAGATTTCGGAAGAGAAGGAGAAAAAGTCGATCTCAACAGAATTATTGATATTACAAAAATGGGTCAAGATAATCAAATTCAGATTTCTGAAGAAAATATTGATCCTTTTGTCCCCGCCAATACCGCCAACACTGCTAACACCTCCAGCGTAGTTTCTTCTAACGCAACGGCGCCAATTATACCGTTTGATATGAATTCAATTTAACAAAAACTAAAGGAACAGTAATGCCTAGTCAGTTTTTTGATAAATTTCCCATAATAGAATACTCTAACAATGTTGTTAGAAACATATTCGCAAAAGTCGTTTTGGACGACGCGAGCAAACAGCAACCAGAAAACTTTATACAGATAAGACTAAATGATGATGTTTCTTTAAGGGCGGATGTAATCGCGGATAGATATTACGGCTCACCGTATTTTGACTGGATACATTATATGTCAAATGACGTTGTTGATCCTTATGGCGACGTTTTTTTAGACAGCGAATCTTTTCTCGGTATGATTGTCAAAAAATATGGAAATATCGAACTGGCCAAACAAAAAACAGTTTTTTATATAAACAACTGGAGCGATAAGCCAGAAGATAAACTTTCAGTTTCTCAATATGAAAACGCTTCTAAAAATATAAAAAAATACTATACCGCAGATATTGATTACGCGAACAGAATTATTGGCTATGTTCGCCACAGAAAAGATTGGACCAAGGTAACAAATAAAATAAGAATATTACAAATTGACAAAACAACTTCTATGATACCTGGCGATTTAATAGCGCAATTTGTAAGCGGTCAACAAGTAGCATCAGCTGAAGTGATTGACGTAAACACAGTTGATAATAAAATAACAATTAAGAATATCACAGGAGAGTTTGTCACAACTGTCGGAAATATAGTTTATAGATTTGACGACAACACACAGTACTCCGTTTCTTCTATCATCTCGCCCCATACTGAAGACAACATTACAACGGAGGAAGCTTCATACTGGAGTCCTGTTTCTTATTTTGATCGAGAAACTGAGATAAATGAGTTAAAGAGAAACGTTAAACTGTTACGTAAAGAAGGCGTCTCCCTGATAAGTAAAAATCTACAAAAGCTATTGGAGTAAATATGTTTCAAAGCGTTAACGCTTTACCAAAAGGTTCGGTTCTAATTGAATTTTTTGAACTAAGAAAACTGAATGGCACTGTTTTAGATCTCATCCCCTTTGTCACAGAATTTAATATATACGAATCAGTTTTTGAACCTTTTATAACTGCTACGGCCTCTCTAGATGATTCTAGAGGCATCGTTGATTTTGACACCATAAATGGCTCGACTGTTGCCATAAAATATGCAAGCGATGTGAATTTAGATTTTGTAACAATGACATTCATCGTAGACAGCGTTAACGTAATATTACCAGATTCTTCTAATAAGTCACAAACATATTTCTTGAATTTAATTTCTCCAGAGTCGCTGAGGGCTTTTGCAATAAGAGTGGGAGAGATATACACAAACTTGGCTCCAGAAAATATGATTGGCGATATTTTAAAAAATAAAATTAAAAGCAACAAAAAATTCTTTTTCTCAAAAACCAACTCAATTGACACGATGAATTGCTCAAGTCTCTATCCCTTTCAGGCCATAGACGCTATAAAGAAGAGAGCGGTGTCGAGAAGTTATCTCTCAAGTTCGTATATGTTTTATGAAAATCAATTTGGATACCACTTCAAAACTTTAGAAGAGATTCTTTCCGAAGCTTCCACTGATTCCAGGATAGCGGAAGGAGATTTGGTGTTTTATTATGACGTGGCTGAACCAAAGGATATTAAGAATAGTTCTTGGAGAAAAATTGAAATTCTACAAAAAATCAAACAACAGTCACTGACTGAAAATATTGTTTACGGTGGCACAAAGTCAAAGATATTTGCTTATAATATCAGCA